CTGCATTGAGCCAGACCGTTCGCGGTCGGATTTTTTGCAGTGTCAGCACAAGTTCACCTGCATAAATAGGGATTAGGTGCTTATGTAAACGGGAGCGGTGCCACTTACCGCCGGCGGTACAGGTAAGAACCTATATTCTTTCTTATTGTTGCTAACAACATCAACCACCGTATACGGTTATAGGAGACGCACCGCCAACGGTTCACTGAAACCTGCCAAAAAATCTACTATTTATTGCCACGAAACCGTTGCAAGGCGGGCTATGGATCGTCCATGGAGCCTTGCAGGTTTCTGCGTGCGCTCAGGAATTTCATTGTGTGAATTACAAGTACCGTGCGTGTTCTGTGGGAGTAACCTGGACTTTGATGATTGTGTAGCATTTGACTTTAAGGTTTTACAAATATCATGGAAAAATAACCGTCCGCACGCCTGCTGCACGGCGTGTGCAAGGAATATCTGCAGGTTGGAGGTCGGCGGATACACGCAACAGGTGGTCACATATAGAACATTTGTGAGACTTGTGGGAGCCGGATTTTATTTTGTTCCTGTGAGGTGTACAGACTGCCTGGGGCTAGTGACCACCACACAGAAATTACAAGCGCTATACAGAAGACAAGACTTTAGAAAGGTCAGAGGGCGGTGGCGAACCCGGTGCACCTACTGTGCAGAATCTGATAATGATTGGGAAAGACGCTACTTTGAGAGACATAGTTCTTGAGGAGCAGCCCACACCACTTGACAACCTCTGGTGTGATGAGGAGCTAGCGCCGTCCGATGATGAGGAGGAGGAGTCGCCTCCCAATCAAAATCTGAAGCCATTCAGAATACAGACATACTGTGGCACCTGCGGTCGTGGAATCAGGATTGTGGTCCTCTGCACACAGGACGGCATACACAGCCTAGAAAGCCTTCTGTGCCGAAATACATCACTCTGCTGCCCCACCTGCGCCGCGACCTACAGATTTGAACATGGAGGGTGACCTAGAAACAGGTACAGACCCAGGAGAAGGACCGAGCTCGGGGGGGTATATTTTGAGGGAAGCGGAGTGTAGTGACATGGACACTAGTGAGGACGATGCTGAGGACGATGATATGGGTGACTTTATAGATGAGAATTCCCAGGCGCTATTGCACCAACAAAGATTAAGGGAGGACAATGGGCAGGTACAGGTGTTAAAAAGAAAGTACACCAGTCCGAAACAGAAAGTAGATGCCTACCTAAGCCCTAGGCTTAGGGCCATTACTATATCCCCACCGAAGCAGCAGGCAAAACGCAGGCTGTTCACACAAAGTGTAGACAGCGGTCTCGAGGCGTCCGGAGAAAATGAAACTAGCTATACTTCTGAAAATGACAACGACCAGGTAGATGCCGTAATGCTGGTGGGGGAGGAGGACGAAAAGCTGGGAAGGACCCCCCCTCCGGCGGGTGGGTTTTGTGTAAGAGGAGCGCAGCAGGCATTGCTGACACAATTAATGAAAACCTCAAACCAGAGGGCGACGCAGTATGCACTGTTCAAAAAGGCATATGGCATTAGTATTACGGAGCTGACACGGGCATTTAAAAGCAACCGGACATGCAATCCGGACTGGGTGGCCGTAGCATTCGGGGTGCACCATAACACCTACGGGGACATAGTACAAAGATTAGAAAAATACTGCGAATATATACAGCTCCAGGGTAATGCAGGCGCATCGGGCTACACAGTACTACTATTACTAAGATTCATAGCCCATAAAAATAGAGATACCCTGTCAAAATTACTGAAGAATGTATTGAATGTTGCGGGGGCACAACTGCTGCTCGACCCACCCAAAGTCAGGAGTGTTGCAGCAGCCCTATTCTGGTACAGAAGTGGGATGTCATCCGCTGTCCAGTCATATGGAACCCTGCCGGAGTGGGTGACTCGGCAGACATTAGTGCAGCACCACACAGGGGAGGAGGTTAAGTTCACCCTAGCAACAATGGTGCAGTGGGCATACGATAATGACCACACAGAGGAAAGCGATATTGCATACCACTATGCACTCCTAGCAGACGGCGACGCCAATGCCGCGGCGTGGCTAGGCACAAACTCACAGGCGAAGCATGTAAAAGATTGTTCCATAATGGTCAAACATTATAAACGGGCAATGATGGCTACAATGACCATGTCAGAGTGGATAACAAAGAGAATGTCACTGATAGAGGGAGAGGGGGACTGGAAACATATAGGGAATTTTCTCAGATACCAGACAGTGGAGGTGATCTCATTCATAGGTGCATTGAGAGACCTTTTAAAGAGAATCCCGAAGAAAACATGTATATGCATAGTAGGCCCCCCCGACACGGGGAAGTCAGCATTTTGTCTTAGTTTGTTAGAATTTTTCGGGGGCAAGGTCATTTCATTTGCAAACTCCAAAAGCCAGTTTTGGTTGCAGCCACTGGCCGACACCAGAATAGCCCTGCTAGATGACGCTACAAAAATAACATGGGATTACGTAGATGCATATCTGAGAAATGCACTGGACGGAAACACAATCTGTTTAGATCTGAAACACAAGGCTCCCATGCAGATAAGATGTCCGCCATTACTGATAACAAGCAACGTAGATATTAGAACGAACGACAGATGGCGCTACCTATACAGTAGGATATACACAGTGGAATTTAAGTATGCCTTCCCCTTTAATGAGGCGGGCGAGCCTGTGTACCAATTAAATAAAGTAAACTGGAAATCATTTTTTAAAAGGTTGTGGACTCGATTAGACCTAAGTGATCAAGAGGACGAGGGGGAAGATGGAGAACCTGAGAAAGCGTTTAGATGTGATACAAGAAGAGCTTCTGACCATTTATGAAGAGGGCAGTGAGGTGCTGGCAGATCAGGTGAAGCATTGGAACCTGATGCGCAAAGAAAATGTTATACTGCACTTTGCAAAAAAGGCAGGAATTATCCGGCTTGGGCTACAGCCCGTCCCTGCTCTTCGGGTGTCAGCTCAGCGGGCCAAAGATGCAATAGAAATGCAACTGGTGTTGCAGACGCTGCTAGAGTCTCCATTTGCTGCAGAGCGGTGGAACCTGCAGGATACTAGCCGTGAGACATGGACAGCCGAGCCCTCTAACTGTTTTAAAAAAGGGCCAATGCTTGTCGAGGTGTACTTTGATGGGGACAGAGACAATTCGATGCACTACACCTTGTGGCAGTATGTGTACTACACGGACATGACTGACCAATGGCAGAAGACTAAATGCCATGTGAGTGGCGAAGGACTCTGGTTTTGGGAAAATGGCCACCAGAGGTTCTATGTGCGGTTCGCGGATGAGGCCAAAAAGTATGGAACTCGGGGTCAGTGGGATGTGATGTGTAACCATGAACCTATTTGCTCCCCCGAATCTGTTACCAGCACAACACCGCCCCAACACCCTGGTGCAAAAACTGTGGGACCTGCTCACGGGGCCGAACGGGTGGCCGGAGGAGGTGGAGCTCCGGGAACTTGGAGAGAGAGGAAGGGGGCGTCGCCGAAGTCCCTGCGCCTGTGCGAGACCGCCGACTCCACAGACCCCGCCCCACACGCCCCCGACTCGCAGCAGGAGGAGGCACAGGAGCAGATACACCCCACCGCAGTCGGACAGCACGGACTGGGACGATCTGCAGGCACTGGGGGCGTGCTCCCTCACCCCGCCGCTGGGGAGTCCCTTGCTGACCCCGGAGGAGGTTTGGTTTCCCAGGTCCCAGAACAGCCCCCCTGTTCTGAGTCCCTGCCCGGGAGCGTCACCTCTACCACGCCCGAGCCCAGGCCCCTGTACGCCCCGGCCGCGTCTCCTGGACCTGGACCAGGATCAGAGACTGCCGCATCCCTCCCCGCTGCCGCTGCCGGATTCCAGGCCCTCCCTGACCCAACAGAGGAAGGCCCTCGACAAGGCACTGCGCCAGGTTCAGAAGGACGCTTTCCAGTTGGAAGTAGATATAGGCGCCGACCTAGGCCGGTTCTTCGGGAAGCTGGGGATTGCACCGCGTCAGTAGTTGTCCTTGCCGGACCCTGCAACACACTTAAGTGCTTCAGGTACAGGGCTAAGCAGCAATATCGGGGCCTTTTCTGCAATATTAGTACTACTTGGTATTGGGCGGGTGACGGGTCGGAGAGGATCGGGGCAGCGAGGATACTAGTGACTTTTTCAAACAACGCTCAGCGTGCAGGTTTTCTGGAACGTGTACGGTTGCCAACCTCCGTGAGCCTTCTGGAATCCATCCACAGTGTTTGAGGACTTTGTGGACATTGCACTTTGCATGGACACTGGACCTGATCGGTAACCACTCATATGGACATCTGCCTGCCATGTTTCCCGTTGCACCTCTGTACTGGGTCCTCCTAGACATTATACTCATACTTTTGATACTTTTGATACTTTTTTTGTAGTCTGATTATACTCTGTTGCAATTTCTATATTGTCATTACCATAAACGCGCAGAGGATACCCTTGTCTTGCTTGCAGTAGCCAGACATGGTCCGCGCGCGTAGACTTCCCAGAGCGTCCGCGGAGGACCTCTACAAGACATGCAAGCATGCTGGCACATGTCCTGATGATGTTATTAATAAAATTGAAGGTAAAACCACTGCTGATAAAATTCTTCAGATTGGAGGCGCGGCGGTTTTCTTTGGTGGTCTTGGTATTGGAACCGGATCAGGTCGTGGAGGTGCAACCGGTTACACGCCCCTGGGTGGACGGACAGGTACAGGGGTGACAGTGGGCACGGGTACACGCGTGGTCCGTCCTCCAGTTCCTGTGGACGCTGTTGGCGCCACTGATGTTTTGCCTGTAGATGCTTTGGGCCCCTCCATTGTACCTCTGCAGGAGGTTCCCCCCGAAATACCCCTGCTGGAGGTCACCCCTGATGTGCCCGGTGTTCCCGAGGTTCCTCTGCGTGTGCCCCTGGACACCTCGGGTTCCTCCGTGGACAGCGGTCCGGTCACAGTGACAGTGCATGCGGTAATTGAGCCAGTTCCTAGCGACCCCCCTGTTAGGACATCTGTAAGCTGGTCGCAACACTCTAATCCTGCATTTGAGGTGATTCCTAGCAGTAACAACTCTCTGGGGGAAACTTCTGCCTCCAGCAACATATTTGTGACCCATGAAAATGGGGGCGTGGAGATAGGGTCATCTGATCCTGCGGTATTTCGTGAGTTCATCACAAGCACTCCCAGGGACACCCCTGTGCGGGTTTCTGGCCCCCGCAGGGGTGGGTACCCACGACGTTTCATTGAACAGGTGGAGCTGTCGGACCTCAGTGCAGTTGTGGACCCCGGACCACGTGTTGTGTTTGGTTATGACAATCCTGCATATGACACAACCCTGGAATTTGAGCCTCCCCCATATCCTGCGGTGCGGAGCGCCCCAGATCAAAGGTTCAGGGATGTCCTTAGACTGTCTGCACCGCGCTATGACCTTTCGGAGTCTGGCCATGTACGGGTTGGCAGACATGGTATCCGGGGGGCAGTGACCACTCGTAGTGGCGTGCAGCTTGGCTCGCAGGCACATTTTCATCACGAGTTGAGTACCCTCACAATGCCAGAGGAGGTTGAGCTTACAGTCCTTGGTGAGCAGTCCGGCACAACTGTCATAGTGTCTGGTGGCTCTGAGTCTTCTATGGAGGTCGTTAGCCTGGACACCTCTAGTTTTACCTCTATACAGATGTCACCTGCGGACTTGGAGGAGTTGTTGGGTGGCATTGAGGATGTCCCTAACTTCGAAAACCTGCGGTTGGAATTTCCTAGAGGGCGCAACAGGGTGACACTTGACCTTCCTACTACCAATCTTGCAATGCCTGGGCCTATAGATGTTGGCGGGGGTACTGTGTATGTTGACTATCCTCCTGCAGACGGGGGCGGTCCCTATGGGCCCTTTGGTCCGCTGCCGCCTGTCATTATTGTGGATGTGGCATCTGGTGCAGGAACGGACTACTACCTGCACCCCTCTTTACAAGCTAGGAGACGGCGCAGGCGCAGGCGCCATTTTATGTAGACGCCATTTTCCTATTCCATACTGCAGCCATTTCCTCTGTTTCTTTTTGCAGATGTCCGTGTGGGTACCGAACAGCCAACGTCTGTATCTCCCCCCTACCCCCGTGTCCAAGGTTCTTAGCACTGACTCTTATGTCACACGCACCAATGTCTTTTGCCATGCAGCTTCAGACAGGCTTCTAACAGTGGGCAACCCCTTTTTTGAAATACTTGCAGATGATGATGTCACGGTCAAGATTCCTAAGGTGTCCAGTAACCAGTATAGGGTGTTTAGGGTAACTCTTCCTGATCCTAATCAATTTGCTTTTTCCGAGCGTCCTACACATGATCCGGACAAGGAGCGGCTGGTATGGGGCCTGCGAGGCCTGGATGTGGGCCGTGGTCAGCCTATAGGTATTGGGGTTACGGGTCATCCTCTTTTGAGCAGGTTTACGGACAACGAAAACCCCTCAAAATATTCGGGGGTGGAAAAGCAGCCTAAGGATTCCAGACAAAATGTGGCCTTTGATACTAAACAAACACAATTGCTTATTGTTGGCTGCTCCCCCGCTATAGGGGAGCACTGGTCCCCTGCTAGGGCATGCAATGGAACCAAGAAAGGTGACTGTCCACCTCTGGAACTGAAAAACACTGTGATACAGGACGGTGACATGCTTGAGGTAGGTTTTGGAGCAATGGATTTTAGGAGTCTGTCTCGCAATAGATCTGATGCCCCTTTGGATGTAATACTATCAATATCGAAATACCCTGATTATCTTAAAATGAGCAAGGAGGCTAGTGGGGATTCTATGTTCTTTTTTGCAAGACGGGAACAGGAATATATCAGACATTTTTTCAGTAGGGAGGGCAAGGTGGGTGAGCCTGTACCCTCCTCCCTATACTTTCCTGGGGACAGTGGGCAACAGCAAGAGAAAATTGGTACTGCTGTGTATTATGGGACACCTAGTGGATCACTGACCTCCAGCGATTCACAAATATTTAATCGTCCCTACTGGCTACAAAGGTCACAAGGCCTAAACAATGGTATCTGTTGGCTCAATCAGTTGTTTGTCACTGTCGGAGACACCACACGTGGAACAAACATGACAATCACTGTATCCACCAACGATGTCCCTACAAAATATGACTCAGATAATTTCATGACATATCTTAGGCACACTGAGGAGTTTGAGCTGTCCTTTATTTTCCAGTTGTGCATTGTTCCTTTGACCCCGGAGGTTCTTTCCCACCTACACACTGTCAATCCTTTAATTCTTGAGCACTGGAATCTTGGTGTGCAGCCCCCTACTGCTACTTTGTTGGAGGACAAATATAGGTTTCTGGATTCCCTTGCCACTAGATGTCCGGATAAGGCTCCTCCAAAGCCTTCCGAAGACCCTTTTGGTGGTTTTACATTCTGGGGTGTGGATCTGACTGAACGGTTCTCTCAGGACCTTGACCAGTTCCCTCTTGGACGTAAGTTCCTTGCACAGTCAAATATTTCACCAACGCGTAAACGTATTCGGTCCCCCTCCACATCCTCCTCAAAAAAGCGCACTGTAAAACGAAAAAAGAAATAAATCAGTTATGTTATGCTTTGTTTTGCAGTTGCGTGCTCTGTGCCATGTTTTGCTCCTGTGTAGTCAGCAGGCCCTCCCACTAATGTACCCAGGCCCCCATCCAACATTCCACCGTAAACCGCACCCGGTTGCGCCCGGTGACTAAAAGTTTGCACCTGGATATTTTGGCTGTACATCCAACCGCTCCCGGTACTTTGGAGCTGGCATCGCAAGCGGTTGGCACGGTGTTGTGCCAAAAGGATTAGCCAGGTGTGCATCAACTTTGTCCTGCCAGCTGGAAGGATTAAGAACAGTAGCAGCCAATTGGCGCCAAGGAA